GGGATTATGTCTCGTCCTAGATTTGGTGTATTTGATTATGATCCTGCAGCAGCAAGACCCAACAGTCAGTACTTAGCAGACCCAGTGATGGGCTATTAACTTAACATTTTGTGAGTAACAAATGGCAGAAGAACAAATTCCAGAACTAAGCACAGAAACTGCAGCATTAGAAGATGTCACTGAGGCATCAGAAGAGAAGCTGTACGTTAGTAGACTAGTCGATATAGTAAACACACGCTTCACAAAAGCTGAAACTTCTCGTAGGCAGTATGAAGAACAGTGGCTGCGTAACTACAAGAACTATCGTGGAGTATACAGTGAGTCTGTTAAGTTCACGGAAGCTGAAAAGTCCCGTGTATTTATTAAGGTAACTAAGACAAAGGTACTAGCTGCCTATGGTCAGATTACTGATGTACTATTCAGTGCAGGTCGCTTTCCTTTATCTGTAGATCCTACTGTGTTACCAGAAGGTGTGGCAGGTGATGTACATTATGATCCTATGGCTGCTATGGGGGAAGGTGAGGAAGAAACAGAATCTCCCTATGGATTTGCTGGTGATGGTAAAGAATTACCTGCTGGTGCCACTGAGTCTTCCCTAAAGCTAGGCCCACTAGAAGAGAAGCTAGAAGGTAAAGATCTTAAAGAAGGTATGGGTTCATCTCCTACCTCAGTTAACTATAACCCTGCCATGCTTGCTGCAAAGCGCATGGAGAAGAAGATTCATGACCAGCTAGATGAATCAGAGGCAACTAAGCAACTACGCTCTGCTGCATTTGAGATGCCGTTGTTTGGCACAGGTATCATGAAAGGGCCAATGGCTGTAGACAAGGAGTATCCTGATTGGGATGCGGAAGGTAACTACATTCCAGTGACTAAGACTGTTCCTAAGGTATCTTACGTATCTGTGTGGGACTTCTATCCAGATCCTGATGCTGCTTCTATTAGTGATTGCCAGTATTCTATTCAACGTCATAAGTTAAATCGCAGTCAGCTACGGGATCTTAAGCGCAGACCTTTTTTCCGTAACGATGTTATTGAAGATGTTATCACCCAAGGTGAGAGCTACGTTAAGAAGTATTGGGAGGATGATCTACAGGATTACCAAACAGACTCAGGTGTAGATCGCTTTGAAGTACTAGAGTACTGGGGCGTGATGGACATGAAGACCATTGAAGAGCATGACATTGAGATACCAGAAGAGTTAGAGTCTGCGGATGAACTGCAGGTTAACATCTGGATCTGTAATGATCGTGTAATTCGTTCAGTGCTTAATCCATTCAAGCCAGTGCGTCTACCTTACTACGCTGTGCCATATGAGCATAACCCATACTCACTGTTCGGTATTGCACTGGCAGAGAACATGGATGATACACAGACTCTTATGAATGGTTTCATGCGTATGGCTGTGGATAACGCTGTGCTATCAGGTAACTTAATCTTTGAAGTTGACGAGACTAACCTAGTTCCTGGCCAAGACATGCAGCTATATCCAGGAAAAGTATTCCGTAGGCAAGGCGGTGCGCCAGGCCAAGCATTGTTTGGTACTAAGTATCCTAACGTGTCTCAAGAAAACTTACAGCTATTTGATAAGGCACGACAACTAGCAGACGAGTCTACAGGCTTACCTTCTTTCTCACATGGACAGACAGGTGTTACAGGTGTAGGTCGTACTAGTTCTGGTATCAGTATGTTGATGAATGCTGCTGCTGGTGGTGTAAAGACTGTTATCAAGAACATTGATGATTACTTATTAGGCCCAATGGGTAAGAGTTTCTTTCACTTTAATATGCAGTTTGACTTTGACTCTAGCATTCGGGGTGACCTAGAGGTTAAGGCCCGTGGCACTGAGTCTCTCATGGCTAATGAAGTACGTAGTCAACGCTTAATGCAGTTCTTACAAGTAGGTGCTAATCCTAACTTGGCACCTTGGATGAAGTCTCAGTACATCATTCGTGAGATTGCAAAGTCAATGGAACTAGATCCTGATAAGGTAACTAACAACATTGAAGAAGCACAAGAGCAAGCTATGGTAATGCAGAAGCAACAAGCTGAAGCACAGGCTGCTGCTGCTCCTGCTGGTGGTGCGCCTAATCCTGCTGACCCTACGGGCGCAGGTAATGCTAACATTGGAATTGGTCAAGTACCAACGCCAGGAGAACAAGGATTTAGTGGAAATGAACCTACCCCTACTGAAGCCCCTATGTAACAACAAAGATACTTGGGAGGGATTCTTGGAATACATGGATTACCTCATAGAGCAACAGCACCGAAAAATGGAACAGACTACAAATAGTACAGAACTATTTCAAGCCCAAGGTGCTATTCAAACATTAAGATCTTTAAAGTATTTACGAGAGCGTGTAAACAATGACAAATAACGAATCTATCTGGGATAAAATTAATAGTAACTTTGCTCAAGGGGGCAGCGTGAACAAAGAAAATCGTATGTATGCAGAAGGTGGATTTTTAGATGATGGTGCTTCTGTAGATCCTGTATCAGGAAATGAAGTTCCCGCAGGTTCCTTAGCAGAAGAGGTGCGAGATGATGTTCCAGCACAGCTAAGTGAAGGTGAGTTTGTCGTTCCTGCTGATGTTGTACGATACATTGGTTTAGAGAAACTTATGAAGATGCGAGAGTCAGCTAAGGTTGGACTTGCTAATATGGAAGCTGACGGACAGATGGGTGGTCAACCTGTTCCTATTATGGAAGATCCTATGATGGACGAGTCAATGGAGATGGATGCACTTATTGATGGTATGGACAGTGAGGGTTTTGATGGTGCTGTTCAGCAGTTTGCTAAGGGCGGCTCTGTTCGTGGATATGATGATGGTGGAGATGTTGAGCTACCATCCTACGAATCTTATGTAGGTAGAAAGTTTAACTCGCCTGATATAATTCAACAGGTAAAGTATGTTAACGCTGCTGGCGAATTTATAAATATACCTACTCTAAAAGGTCAGCCATTAAAAGCAATACCAGAGGGGTACAGTATTTATGTAGAACCTGCAGAAGGTGACGAGACTCCTGTAGCACCTGTAGAGGGAGATGTAGTATCTGGGCCTGACACAGGTAGTAGTAGTACAGCACAGGATTTTGCACGTAATGGTGGTAGAGAAGAACGTGATGCAAAGATTGTGGTGTCTAATCAACTTCAACGGGAGCGTATTAAAGATATATCTGCTTTAGCAGGTGCAGACTTATCACAAGCAGGTGTTAACAGATTGTACGAATCATTAACCCCACAAGCAAGAGATATATACGACAAGCGATTTAGAGATCCTAGTGGCCCTGATTCGTTTATGACTAAGGGTATGTCTTCTGCTGACATGCTCATTGCTGCACAAAAAACTGCCGACACCCTTAATAATAGGCGAGGCGTTATTGAAATAGATAATGAATCTATGTACTCAACTGATCCTACTACTCTAGCAGATATTGCTAAAGCTGCCGCATTAATCGCCAAAGGAGTTACGTTAGATCCATTAGGTATGCTAACAGGTTTTCTTACAGGGTCTATGTCGGATGAAGAGGAATCAACTGCTACTAAGTTATTAACTTCATTTGGTAGTTTGTTTGAAGCTTCTCCTTTTAAAAACAAAGATGGTGGAGTAGGAAATCAACCTACTACTACTGGGTTTAAAGTACCTAAGTTTAATCAGGCTCACTGGGTCAGTCGTATGGGAGAACTTAATGCTGAAGGTATGACCCAATCTGAAATTCAAAGGAAGTTATTTCAAGAGCAGCAATCTATTCCTGCCTTATTTGGTGTAACTGCATATGGTCAAAGTATACCAGAAGATTCTTTAAATACAGATGTACCTACAGCAGCAGATATTATAAGTAACAAGTATGATGAACAAGATAAGAAGCAAAGAACCTTAGACGAAATATCACGTAAGCAAGCCGCAGCTAGGAAAGAAGAAAAGATACAAGCTGATTTAATTAAAGTTGAAGCAGAAGCAGCACAGGCAGTAAAAGATAATAATGCTAAACAAGACGCAGCTTCAATAGCAGCCGCTAAGAAAAAAGCTGGCGTGGATAGGGTAGCTAGAGAAGAAGCTGTACGTAAAGCCGCAGAAGATGCTGCTACACAAGACCTTTTAGATGATCAAAATAGACGGCAGCAATCTCAGACTACTGTTAATAGTGGTGGTGATGGAAAAGGTGAAAGGCAAAGAGATTCTAAAGGAAATGAGACTAAAGGGGGTGAAGTCAACTCTGGTACTACTGGAAAAAATACAACAGGTAAATCATTTAACTATGGTGGACTAGTATCTCCTAGCAAGCCTAAGATTAAAAAGATGCGTAATGATCCTACCTCAGGACTAGCAGCTAAGAAGAAATCAAAACAGAAAGCACAAGCTAAAAAGGGAGCTTTGGCAGCAAAACGCACTTAATACCCTTTATTGGCTACCTAAGATCGGCGGATACAATATCGTATCTTTCCCACTGTTAGCCCCAACAAGAGAGTAAAATCATGGAAGCAATGCAAGCAGTAAAGAGTACACCTAAGGTAAAAGGGTTCATGCGAGTTGATACTAAACAAGCACGTATGGAACAGGACGAGGAAGAGTTAGCCGCATTAAAAGCGGAGCATGAAGGAACACCACAGGAAGTAGAAGAGGAAGAAGTTCCTACTACGGCAGAAGAACGATCCTTTAAAAAGCGGTATGGAGATTTACGTAGGCACCAACAAGAACAGAAGAGTGAGTTTGAAGAGCAAATCAAATCACTTAAGTCTGAATTGAAATCGTCTTCTACAGGTGAGATGGAGTTACCTAGTACCGAGGAAGAGATTGCAGAGTGGGCAACCAACTATCCTCAAGTAGCTAACATCATGCAGACTATGGCATTGAAAGCTGCTAGAGAACAGAACGAAACCTTAAGCACTCGTATGCAAGAGATTGATGACTTGCAACAAACTGCTAATAAAAGTAAAGCTGAGTCTCAACTATTACAGATACATCCTGACTTTGAAGATATCAGAGCAGACGATGCATTTCACGAATGGGTAGATACACAGCCTAAGTGGGTACAGGATTCTTTGTATCATAATGAATCAGACGCAACTAGTGCTGCTAGGGCAATTGACTTGTACAAGTTAGATGCTGGCATTACTAAGAAGAGTAAAGGAAAGAAAGGTAATAGTCGCAGTGCTGCACAGGACGTTAGTGTTCGTGGAGGTTCTGCACCAACAGAAGGCTCTGGTGAGATGCAATACCTAGAGTCTGATGTAGCTAATATGGATATTCGTGAGTATGAAGAGCATCAAGATGCAATTGCTAAGGCAATGCGTAGTGGTAACTTTGTATATGACGTATCAGGTAAAGCACGTTAATATTAAATTAATGTTAAATAACGCTTGACATTTAACTAAAAATCAGTATAACTGTACCAAACCGCTAGTGTAGCTGGACTGATCCTCTAGTTGCACTAGCACGTTACACAAGCGTAGGCTCCATTCGGCTACCCTACATCAAGTAACAAAATATGTTCTGCAAATTCGTGTATAACATATAAGCAATCACAATAGTAAATAGACAAACCTGCTCAGACAAGGCCCAGTGATACATTAAGTAGATCAACTTAAGTATCCTGCACCCTTTAACGACAGCCTCTATGATATTGTTATAGCTCCATTACAATTTACATAGGAGTGTATATCATGGCTTTTGCAAAAGCGAGTGGTTATACCAACTTAAACTCAGGTAATTTTTCACCTGTAATTTATAGCAAACAAGTACAGATGGAATTTCGCAAGTCAGCAATCTGTGAAGCTATCACCAACAGTGATTACTTCGGTGAGATTGCCAATGCTGGTGACTCTGTACGTATTATCAAAGAGCCTGAAATTAGTGTTAGTGCCTACACCCGTGGTACTGCTATCGCTACTCAGGATTTAACTGACGTAGATTTCACTTTAACTGTAGACAAGTCTAACTACTTTGCATTTAAATTGGATGACATTGAAGAGCAACAGACCCACATCAACTGGCTGACTATGGCTAGTAATCGTGCGGCCTATCGTTTGGCTGACCAGTATGACCAAGAAATCTTGGGCTACTTGTCTGGTTACAAGCAAGGTGCTTTACATGCTAACGCTGGTGTTGTTAACACTACTGTCTCTGGCACAAAGGCTAATGCTTCTGCTGGTTCTGACGAATTGTTAGCTGCTAATAAGCTTAAGAAAGGCGACTTTGGCAACATCACTACCTCAAGTGCTGGTGAGCATTCTATCCCACTAGCTGCCCGTTTATCTGGTGCTACTTCTGTAGCCACTGCTACTGCCACTCCGTTGCAAGTAATTGCACGTATGGCTCGTATCATGGATCAGAACAACGTGGACAAGCAAGGCCGTTGGTTGGTTGTGGATTCTGTATTCCAAGAAGTGTTGGCAGATGAGGATTCTCGTCTATTGAACATGGATTGGGGACAGTCTGGTGGTCTACGTAATGGTTTGATGTTGGACAACTTACATGGTTTCCGTGTATACGTTTCTAACAACCTTCCTTCTGTAGGTACTGGTGCAGCAACTTCTGGTTCTGCTAACCAAAACACCAACTATGGTGTGATTGTTTCTGGTCACGACTCAAGTGTTGCTACTGCACAGCAGATCAACAAGACTGAGACTTATCGTGATCCAGATAGCTTTGCCGACATTGTGCGTGGTATGCACTTGTATGGTCGCAAGATCCTTCGTCCAGAAGCTCTTGTTGTAGCAAAGTATAACGTAGCCTAAGCGTTATCACTGAGGGGGTGGGCAATCTGCCCCCTTTCTTTTATTATGTAAAGAGTAAAAATAATGGCAACTTATGTCTCACTTGCAAATGAAGTTCTCAGACGGCTCAATGAAGTACAGATTGATGCGGCTGGTGATGGATTTGATACTCTTAGAAATGTCCAAGCCCTTGCTAAAGATGCTATCAATAGTAGTATCAGACGTATATTGCAAGATGGTCAAGAGTGGCCTTTCATTAAAA